CAAGTAGTGCCTGTTAAAGCAACTACAGTAGTCGGATTACTCACATTAGCCCAGTTTATTCCGATATTATCAGATGTGGCCAAAACACTCGTTCCGATATTCTGATATGTCACTACCAGCGCCTGATGGTCTCCGTAAGTTGTGGAAGCATTATCCACCAAGAATATGTATTCCTCGGCTGTAGTTTCGCTTGTAGGTGGGTTAAACGTATAATAATACAACCCGTTAGTTGAATCCTCTGTTAAGTTAGTGGTTTTGTTCGTCCATCCCGAGGTTTTGAAGGTATCATCACTGAAATCATACCAGTAGCCATTGGAGGCCTTTTGGATTGCGAGGGTTATGGTTTCGCTACCTACGTGGTTGCCTGATGTATCAATGACATTATAAATTAGTTTAAAATTATCCTGAATATTACGTATGGCGGCAAATGCTAAAGTTGAAAACATCAGGAATAAGAATCCAAATAATAGAGATTTTTTTATCATACTTGCTCTCCTTCATAACTTTCCTTTAGCACTATCCTGTGTCATATTATTGTCCTTGTAAAATTGGCGATGGATAATTTAAGACAGTTTCTGCTGCCCAAGTCAAACCTGTATTATTTGCCCCATTATCAGGATTTCCATTATTTGCATTACCACTTAAATCCCAAGCAGTATCTAAATCTGCACTAACTCCGTGGACACCTTCATTCATTGGCCAATATCCTTTTAGAGCAGTAGGTTGTATCATTAAAGGCATACCTTTAATTCTTGAAGATGCAAGTAGAGCAATTTGAGAAGCAGTTAAAACTACATTCCAGATAGCAACTTCGGATATTCTTCCATCAAATTCATCACCAGTAGTGGTCAAGCCGATAAGCAAATTTTCTGAGATATCTGAACTTCTGGTAAGAGTTGCATCTTGGCTTATTGAATAACTTGGCTCTGTTCCATCTATATAAATATGAGCATTTGCCGCAGTAGTAGAACCATCATAGGTTACAAGAACATGATGCCAAACACTATTTGTAAAACTATTTAATGCAGTCGTTCTGAGTAAATCCGTTCCTGAAAAAGGTTGAGTAAACTCAAGAGAGTTTAATGAACCAGCACCTTCGCCATCTCCCCTGCTAAATATCCATCCTGAATTAGTTGCCCAATTTATTTTACTTACTATACATCCGTAACTATCGCCACCAGCGGAATCTGTATTAACCCAAGCCGAAACCGTTATCCCTCCACCGCCCTGAGCAACTAAATTATCTAAAGAAGCAGCAGAACCACAATTTACTTGGTCATCTGTGCCATCAAAATCTATTCCCGCCCAGCAATTATTTACGACGAACAATAAACTTAATAATATAACGGCAAAGTTTTTTAAGAAATACTTTAGCATCTGCTAAACTCCCAATATTATCTATTGCATTATCTATTTTACTTAAGGTTATCCCGCTTAAAGCAGTATCCTGAATTTTACTTTCTAAATCTAAAATCCTTTTATTCTCTGCCTCTATCTGTGCCTGCAATTCTTCTTGGTCAAAGGCGTCTTTTTCTGTCTGCGTCATTTCCCTTACTATGCCATTGTCAACCTTGTAATATTTAGTAAGAGAATTAAATAAATCTCTTGGGATTTCAAGAATATTAGATAATCCTACAACAATAGATGGGTCAGCAGAATACCATTTCTGGATTATTTTTCCTTGAGCATCATATTGGATATATTCTGGCATATTAACTCCTCGGTATTCTTAATCTAATTCCTACTAATCTGGCATCTGAAGTTAAATCATCTGAAGCATTATTAGCATCCCGATTAAATCTTATCGTTACTACATCTCCAGCAGCAACACTATCCAAATTTGCTAAAGTAATAGTAGTTTGAATAAGACGGTTTGCTTCTGTAGTATTCACATCCTCACTTGCACTATTGGTTGTGCCGACTGCTTGCTCTGCCATTGTATCGGCATCTGCTTCTGTTGTAGCAGATACCCACATTTCCCAAACACAAGTTTCATTTGCTCCTGTATCATTAGCATACCACAATACATCTGCCAGCCAGTTACCTGAACCCATATCATCTGGCACAATAAAAGTAAAATAGAGTATTTCATCGGTAGAAGCATCAAAGTCTGCTACATAAAATCTGGGAGTGCCTGTTCCTGTAGACTCAATTATAGTTATTGCTGGCGGGTTATTATCATCCAGCACTGCACCTTGAGGAAGTAAAGTAAAATTATAATAATCTGGTATTGCGGCATCAAGGTCATCCATCACTGTCTGCACATCTGTTCCAGCTGAAAAAGCAAATTCGTCAAAAAGTCCTATCATATATCCACCACTATCCGTTGCTCCTGTAGTCTCATCTAAAGTTGTAGTTCCTATTCCAAATTTAGTTCCTGCATTAAGTGTCATCTGTCCACTTGTCCAGTTGATTGCCACATCAGTTCCTGATAAATCAAATGTCCAAGTGAAATTAGTAGAAGCACCAGCAGAAATAGTTTGTCCAGATATTTCGGTTAAGTCTAAAGTTGGGGTATAAGTAGAACCTGCACCAGAGGCAGTTCCATCTATACCCGTTCCATCCGCTACGGTTCCTACATAATTTGAGATTGTTGCTTGTTTGTTATTGAAAGTATTCCAATCCGTTGACCATAAGTAACCATTTGTAGTCGTATCTGCTTTAGGGATGGCTATTGTTAAAGTCGCCCCTTCACTTCCTGCCGCACCGCCTGTTAAAGGGCTTGTAGTAGCCACAGAAGCCACATAATTGCCCGATGTATAGGTAGTTAAGGCAATATCATTACCAGTCCAAGATTTGCCTACTGAAGTCGTCCAGTAACCTACCGTAGAGTGGTCGCCCCAGCCATAGGCAGTATTCCAGTTAGATGAATTATCGGTAATGGTAGTCCAAGTGCCTGATGAGACTTTGCCTAATCCTGTCCAAGCAGAGGTATCTAACCCAAAACCGCCTACTGTATTGCCAATAGCATTACCTGCCCAAGTAAGACCTGAAGATGACCAAGTAACAGTCCAGACATTTGAACCTGCTGATGTAGAATTACCGCCCGCACCTTTCAAGGTTACGGTTTCTGCTGTATCACCTACTAAAAATGGAGTTCCACTATCACCTGCGGCTGTCCAAGAATTGCCACCTGCAGCAGTAGAATTTATAGTAAGTGTATTTCCTGTAATTGAGGTAGTGACATTTGTCCCGCCTGCGATGGTAAAAGTTTCAGCAGTATCACCAATTAAAACAGAACCAGTGTCAGCAGCGGCTGTCCAGTTGTTGCCACCAGCACCAAGAGTTTCTATTTTATCATATAAGGATTTTTTTGAAGCGGCGTGCACAGTATCTACACTCCAAGCCACTCCATAAGTATCATCAACAACTTCAGTAGGAAATTTTCTATATAATAGAGAATCTGTGGCAAAGCAAGTTGAGGTAAGGAAAAGGAGAGATAAAGTTAGGATAAGTTTTTTCATTGTAATTTTTGTTCCCTGCGCCAAATCAAAATCTTCCTATGTATCTTAGTCATCTGGCGTCTTGACAATTTCCGTCTTATCATTAAAAACCACCTTATCTTTTTGAATATCAGTTATAACTTTTCCATCAACCATCTGACCGATAGAATAAAACTTACTATAAATTAAATTACCACAGTCAACTTTTATATACGCAAGAGCCGACTTTTTATGGTCATAACCATTAGGAAATAATGTCAGGCGCAAAATCAAAAGACACAGCATAGCCGAAGTAATGGTAAAGTAGCCAATCCTTCGTTTAACCAAACCGTTGGCACTATTGCTGGTCTTTTGCATATTCTTCAATTATCTCCTTTAACCGTAAAGCGCTTTTTTCCCAAGTAAACTTGGAGTGCATTCTATCACTGGCCTTCTTGGCCTTATTCAGCGCCTCTTGGTAATGATTTAAAACATAAATAACTTTCTCAACAAAATCTTTAGTATCAGGTATCTTTAATTCAACAACAAGATTATCATAATTAGTCAAGGTATCTTTGGTGGTATTATATTTAAGTGTGTAACCTACCTCATCATCAAAAAAATCCTTACAACCAGTATAATCAATCCCGATACAAGGGCAACCAGTAGCCATCGCCTCGCCCAAAGGTAAACCCCATCCCTCGCCTAAAGATGGAAAGACAAACAAATGTGCCGAATAATACAAATTCCTGACATCCTCATAAGGCAAACGCCTTGTATCAAATATAATATTCTTATATTTGCCATATTCCCTGTAAGTATTGAATAATTTAGGAGTAGGTATTTTATTCAATATTCTTACCAAAGAGATTAATTTGCCTTTCTCATAGCAGATATTCTTCCAATGTTTGAAAAAATATTTAATGGCATATCCCCAAGTGGATTTAGACATTGTAGTCTTAAGGTATATTTCTACTTTAGGAAACTGTTCAACTATCTTGATTAGTTCCTGCACAAATATATACCCCTTGCGCGGATTGGGCGCACCAAGCCAAAGTATCCTGAATTTCTCATTGCCCTGTGGAAGTTTTCTTTCTTTATAAGGATAAAGTTCCGGCTCAATACCTTCCCAGCAGACATATACCTTTTTATTGTAATTCTTCTTAAATACATCCCTGCAATATGAACTTGGGACTATCAGCATATCCGCATATTTCAATCTCTTGATATAGGATACTGGTAACTCATCAAACTCCCACATTGAAAATAGGATATTTATTTTGTCCTTCAACGGATAGAAATGGTCGGCTGGATTTATATGCAAAACCAGTTTAGCGTTCTCATCCAAGTCAAAATATTTCTCCGAATATTTCTTGAGCATTCTGCTATGTGTGGCATAACCCAAGATGTTACCATAGGGATTTTTGATATTGGTAAACCAGTGCAATTTTATCTTTCCGTTTTCGCTCATTTTGTCATTAAACCGCCTTTAACTAATTTCATTTCTACATAACATTTCTGGCATTTAGGTATCGGTTCTCTGGCGCTCACTTTAACCTCGTCCCCACAAACAGGACATTTATAAATTGACTTTGTGGTCATCATAGACACCACCTTTTACATCCGCCAAAATGAAACATCATAATTTCTTCATTAGTAATGGTATTTATTAATGCACCGTTTTCTTCCATCTTAATGTTTGGCTTGGGAGAGTGCATTGCCCTCATCCCTGCATATAATCTGTCACCTTCTCTCCATTCCCTAAACTCAACCCTTAACTTACCATTTGTCCTTGCCGCAATTACTGCCCTTGTAAACTGTATTTCATCAAAGGCTGAATAATGAGTGCCTCTTAATATAGTTTCCCAGTCAGACACATTCTTAAATAAATTATTCACTTCTGGAATATTCCTCAACAGAGAAAATATTCCATTCATCTGTTCAGGGTCATTGCCAAAGATGTCAAGGTCATTTAAAAATTCATCAGTAACAAAATGGCTCAACCGGCCATAAATAACATCATTATTGGTGTATCCCCAAAAATCGTATCCTAGAATTAAGTCCTCAAATATAAGTCCAAAAGCTGGATGGAATTCACTTATCGCGCGACCGTCAATTCTTTGTTTGCCGATTAAATCTACTTCTATATCTAGTTTATCTTTTATTCTACGTTCCAATTCTGTTCTGGTCATAGAAACAACTTTTACATTACCACCACCTTGTATCTCTTGGTCAGTAATAATAATCCAATCCCAACCATCTTTGGCTTGCATATTACAGTTAGCGATATATTTATCCATCCAATCATATTGCCTATTGAATATATCCAATAAGAATATCTTTTTTAACATAGCCACTCCGATTTATTTTTGACAGCCGCAAAATGTGGCTCACTCATTTTTAATTGTGTCTTGTATTCTGCCAATGCCTTATTCTTCAATTCAATTTCCTCTTGGGTAGGGATTACCTCTTTTATGCCTCTTGCGAATAATTCTTCTTTTGTATATGTAGAATAATAAATTACATTAGCCCTGAATAATTCTTTCGCTACTTTGTTGACTATATCGTGCGCCTGATGACCACCCTGCAAGGCCGGTGCATAAACTACCTCTGGATTAATATATTTCAATCTTTCATAAAGCAAGTTTTCTGTAAGGTCTACATCCCTGATACCCATAAACATTACCGACGCACCTAGTATGGCCATCGCCCTGATACTTTCCCTACGGCGTTCAAGCCAATCTGTTTTAACTCCATAAATAGTCTGATTAAAACCATCCGTAATTATTATCACTAAAGGTTTTTCTCTGATGATTGTATAGGCACAAAATAAGCATTCATCGTCATTGTGGGGTGCCAAAACTACTTTAAACATCAATTGTCCTTTTATAATAATCAAGCGTGCGTTTCATTCCTTCCTCAAATCCTATGCCTGTTACTACATTCCGCGCCTTAGTAATATACTGATCGCATTGGCGTTCGCCTACATATACAGGTGACTTGGTATAGCCCAGATAACCAGCCATAAATTTGAATAATTCATTGATAGATACTAACTTGCCATATCCTACATCCACAAGGCCAGTCACCTCTGAAAAGGCCAGCCTAATCAGCATATCAACTGCATCCTCTATATAAACATAATCCCTTTTGGCCGTGCCATCCCCGACTATCTCAATATCTTCATTGTGCAACATTTTTTTGGCAAATTCATAAACTACATGACTTTTAAATCCTTCACCAAACAGATTGAACAGTTTTACATTGATGCTGTTTGGAAAATAATCTGTTATAATTTCGCCTAATTTCTTGCTCAAACCATAAGGACTAACACAAGGATCACTAATGCAACTTGCCACATTGACTAATCTCGCGCCCTTATACATATCAAATATCCTGTAAGTTCCCCAGACATTGACATTAAAATAAATCTCTGGGTTTTTGATGCTTTCCGGCACGCTGGTCAAGGCCGCACAATGTATTACCATATCAATATCAAACTCTTTTGTATAAAAGAAAATATTTCTACCTAATTTTAAATCTAAACCGAAAATGAAATGTTCATTGGATTGTGTTAATTTTTTAACAATTGCCTTACCTACAAATCCTTCACTACCAGTAATTAATATCTTCATTGTATAAATATGGTAGCCTTCTGCCCCTGATTATTTGGTATTGTATATAATACGCTTTTATAATCAGCCATATCAAATATAGCCTTATAGCGTTCACGCTCACTATCATCAAGCATAATAGGTTTACCTAATTTAATTGCCTCGCCAAAACATCTTACCCTTTCTCTGCCGTCAATAATAATGAAATCCGCACCTGCGGTATTGTGAATATGCTTAAAATATCTTTCGTCAGTCAGGGGATATAAATTAAAATCTATATTGAATAAATGCAATTCATTTGCTATCGCCTTAATCTTGTCATGCCATTCCTGCGTATGTTCCATAGTAATGACTTGTCCTACTCTCTCCGCAAGCCAGATGGTAGAGTAGCCTGTTCCCCATTCAAAGATGGTATAATTTTTATTCAGGATTTTTTCTATTTCTGCTATCGTATTAGGCGACCAGTCGGGCTTGTATTCCATCTATAATCTCCCAAAAGATTTTGTTACGATTACGCAAAAATTCTAACATCCCTGCCTCACCAGAATTGAACCATTCCTCTGTGGTATGCTGAATTTTATCATTGGTGATTATCTCCCTGCCCATAAGTTTCATTTCGGTAACCATACGGCAGGATACATCATAACCATTAGGTAAATAAACTATGCCCTTGCACTTAGCCATCTCTGCCAGAGATTGTTCATAAGGCAGGCCTGCTATTTCAACATATTCCAACCCATTTTCCTCACAATAAACTATTGCTTCCTTATAACCCTTCACCCAAGCTCCTGCCTTTAAAATAAAATATTTATTAGTCTGCGGAATATCCTTAAATGAAAGTATCAAATCAAGTTGTTTATCGGAGAACACTCCGCCCATAATCTCCGAAGGCATTGTTTTCAGTTCAGGGAATATCCTGCAATATTCATTCCTTTGCCTGATTGACTTCCAGAACAAATATTCTGCTCCAAGCATAAGTTTTATTACCGGTATTGAATAACCTTGCGGACAATCACACTTGCCTTTCATAAAGTTATGCAAATGAATTGACCTATATACGCAGTATTTATAATCGCATTCCTCAATTACATATTGGCAATATTTGGCAAGTTCAGGCATTATCGTCTTGTCCATATTATAAAAGTTGCCAATTACAAGAAAATCATCTTCCCTTAATTGGCTTAATTTCAATTCATTTGATTTTATTTTTTTGTAAGGATAGGGACAGGTATCAATATGCACCTGAATTGACAACTCTGAACCACCTATATATTTATCTGCAAAATTATCAGCCACAAAGATTATTCTCATTTAGCCTTATACTCCACAAATTGATGGTGTTCACTGGCATCATTGGTATCTACTGTAGTAATAGGATTAAAATACCTGCCTATAATTTCCCATATATTAGCGCCAGCATCACTATCGCCTAATTCATAATCACTATAACCCCTGCTACTCACCAATAGACTACCGACAGGATAAAGCATTTCCGTTAAATTAATTAATATATTTTTTAGTTCTATAATTGGTATATGCTGGAATACGACATCGGCAATGACATAATCAATCATTCTTATATTTTTTATGTTATCAATGGGATACTCTATGAGTTTAAGAATAAGGCCATTTTTATCTTTTAAATATTGCTTTGCAAAATTAATCATATTGGGATAATCATAACCTATAAGGCGTGCCGGTATCTGTGTTTCAAGAATGTATTTCAAATTCCTTCCCACGCCACACCCAAAATCTAAAACAACCTTGTCATTAAAATCAAACCTATCAATCATAAGTTTATTCGCTTCAAATCCGCCAGTGTTCTTATAATGAGGGTTAGAAATAAAATGCTTGGCTTCCTCAATATTCGCTATTTTAGACCAGTCCATATTATTCCTAACCCTCATCATAGTGTTATCCTAAACGGCTAAATTTAGGCAGTTATAATCTTGGTAAAGGCCGTTTCTCTACCCAGTGATAACGCCCACCTTGAAATCATACGGAAGCGAGTTTCATCTTGGTCAAACAAACCGTATGGGTCAAGTTCAAGCGCCATAGCACCTATACGCCTACCGATGATATACTTCTGGAAATCGCCGAACAAACCAAAGATACATCCTGCGCCGGAGTCAGTCACGGCAATTTTCTCGGACATCAACCAAGGATACCCCAATATCGTAGATGGCATTGTGTCAGAAAGCGGTTGCATAATCGGCCTGTTAGTGCTGTCAATCATCCCGCGCACATAATGCTGTGCTAACCTATTGAGCATAAACCTTGCGTTAGCGAGGTCGCCTTCACTCAATTTATAAATCGCTTCGCTCAACTTTGTAACGGTAATGGTTGACATTGAACCTGCGAGATAGACAATATTAGTCGTCAGGATGCCGGAGCAAAGTAGGCCTGAACAAGGAATACCAGTTCCATTCAATGCCTTATTGTCAATATCAAGCGCGATGCCGTAAGCAAACTGTTCAGTCAGGATAGACGCGATATCTATTCTGCTGTCTTGAAGTAATTCGTTAGAAGAAATTGCATAAGCGGTGGCCTTACTTGCTGTCAAGGTAACACGGTCAAAGGTAGGATCACCTTGTGCCATTGCAACTGCCTCACCTTTCCAATTAACCGTAGCAAGCGCGGCTTCGGTGGGTATATACATAACATCTGATGTCATACCCACTATTCTTGCTATCTGCAAAAAGAATGCTCTTGACCTTGCTAACTGCACAATATCCCACTGGTATTCAATAGGAACTAAATAACCACCTGTTGCTACTGCGCCTTCAGCCAAACTGGCCTTAACATTCATCTCGGCCAATGCTTCTCTGGCTTTAGGATCATTGATTTTGGGATGCACTGCACGCACCCAAGCAATGAGGAACTTGCAGAATTTATTTACTTCTTCCTCTTTATGGAATGCGTCAAATCCGGGTCTATCAATAGACTTACTTTTGATAAACCTACCTTGATGATTTAAGTTGTAGCCCAAGAAATCGTCTGAACCTATCATCGCAGGCATACCCAATTTGTTGAGAGGTAACGCCTCAATCTTGGTGACGCGGTCACCGATTGCCTTGATATCGGTCGTGGCCTTCTCAACACTTTCCTTCAAGGCCTTTGTGCCTTCTTCAACAGCACCCTTGATAATTGTTACATCTGCCAATAATGATTTTTGGCAATGCGGACAAACTGTCGCATTTACCTCAATATCCTTTTGGCAAAAAGGACATTTTTTCATACTATTTATTCTCCTTTTGTAATGCCGTTGAAACCATTCCTGACAAATTATCCTTACTTAATAGTGCAATAGGTCTTTTGACCACACCTTCAAGGACTTTTAGGAAAGTCTCATCAGCGATTAATTTCTCAATTATAAGTTTTGTATTAGAATCGATAACATCCAAAACCTTCTGCTTAAATTCCTCTGCCAATTTAATATCTTCTGCACTTTTCTTTTCCCACAATGAATGACAAATTGCCGCCGCTTGCTCTGGCTTTTTACCTTCATCAATCAGCATAGGGATACATCTATTTATAAAATGTTCTTCGGTTTCGTTATCCTGTGGTTTAGGTTTTTGTTCAATGGCAGGTTCTTTCAATTCTCCATTCTCAAAACTTTTTATTGCCACTTCCAATAATTCCTTTTCTACCTCGTGAAGATTTAATATTATATCTCTACGCTGTTGGACTGCGTGCCTGTTACTTGGCACAAGCACCTGACTTATCTCAACCAATTCCACATCCGTGAATTCCCGGTTGTAACCATCCTTGGCTAAATCTTTATCTTCATAGGCAAATGGAATAAATCCAATGCTGAACCCTGCAATATTCTTTTGTGCTAAAACCCAAGCCCAATCTGCCTCTGGATTGCCTTCATTAGCATAATATTTAAATTTTGCCTCAAGGCCTTGGTCAGTAACCTTAATATTCTGCGCTTCGCCTATCTGCTTGCGCAGATCATCATATCTGTGGCTACTTAATAATACTGGATGATCTTTATAATATTTCAGCCGCTTTTTGAAAGCGTCTGCATTTATTTTTTCTTTATCCCTGTCCACATCAGCAGTGCTGACCACCACATCCATTGTAAAGTCTTGCTCATTAATTGACTTTACTATACCCTTATAAACTTTAAAAACTTTATCCATTGGTTATCTCCTTATTTTGGCTCATCAATGTTTACTCGCGGAATATCATCTATATCAACGAAATGAACATTGTAGCGCTCAAAAATATCGTCAATCCTATCTTGACCTAAATTCTTAATATCTAATAAAAAGCGTTGAAGCATATCAAAGTAATGCTTGCGGTCTGCCAATATTTTTAGACTTGCTTCGGATGTAGGATAATCTGTTGTATTACTTACCGCGTGCCAATCAATCTTATAATTGACTTCATTTTTAGTTATCATATTTATCACCTCATTCCAATATTGGTATAACTGTGCATCGGCAATTTATAACCTCACCTGCCTCACCAGACATATCTCCGGGATACATTAGGCCATTAGCAAAACGCTGTGACATTAGCACCGTTTGCCCTTCAAGCGCTTGATGGCTTTGTCGCACAAATTCATCACCGGCCGTCAGCCACTGCTTTTTTGGTATGCCATTTTCCTCATAATAAATAAAACTTCCACCATTCACCGCCCCTGCGGTTTCTGTGCGTGCAATCATCAAGGCACGGCCTGCCGCCATATTATAAATATCACGCACCCTATCGGCCAATTGCATTATAGTTTCACCTGCCTGAACACCTTCCGTCAGTGCTTCTTTCATCTGGTTTTTGACCGTTTGGTTTATGCGTGTAATTTTCTGCGCGCTCATTGCAAGATAATTGCTTAACCTTGCATTCAATTCCTCATCAGCCATAGATTTTTGGCCTATGAATTGTTTGCCGAATTCAATTCCTGCCTTCAATGCCGCCAATATATATGGCATTGTCTTTTCTTTTAGTTGAGTATCCTCATCAGACCAGTTCATTCCGGCATCGCTCAAGTGATTGTTGATACTGGTGAGCGCCTTTTTGCGTTGTTCATAAAAGTAATTCTTTACAACAGAGGCCAATCTATTTTCTAAAGGATTTTGATGTGCTAAAAATTGCTTCCAGATATTCAAACGCTCAAATTGTTTTTGGGTTAATTGCTTCCCCGGTTGTGTTTCAGGTGATAAATTGATTGCCGATGATAAGCCACCTTCACCTGCTGGCATTTGGCTAAACGATATCCACCATTTGTCACCCCAAGGATAATCCTCAAAACCAAGACCAAGTTTTTCATTGACATCGTTCAATGGCACGCCGATTGCTATTAAAGTTTGCGCCGTAGTAACCTTTTCCTTAAAATCTTCCTGATAGGCCACTACTTCACTTAAATCAAACTTGGCTATCATATTTGGGTTATATGGCTGGACAATATATTTATTCAGGACATCCGTCATCTTGTGCAAAGATGGCATTATGGTATAATTCCAAAACATCTTCATCTGTCCAATAAAGGTGGCATAGTTCAGGCCTTCAGTGACATTAAAGAATGCCTGCGGCACACGCCAGATGCCAAGTATCTCTTGTCGCGCAAATTCCTTCTGTTTGACAAAATCCATATCCCTATGCGTAGGCACGACTGTTACTGGCTTTAGACCGCCTTCCAACACTGCTAAACGGAATGCCTTGCTTACTCCCTTATGGCGCTTTTCAAGCCATTCGGTAAGCCGGTCTATTTGTTCTGTATTTAATGTTTCATCTGTGGATAACATCATTCCCGGAGTGGCATCATTATCAAAAAACTTCTTGTTGAATATCAATGATTGCCAATCTATATCAATCACAGTCTGTATTGGTTTGGTAGGCGCAACGCCGCGCAATAAATGGTAGGGGTTAAAATCACGCGTGTGTATTACTTCGTCAGGACTAAATATAGTTTTATTAAAACCAGAGGCAAGATTATACCGCCAGCCTACTAATTGTCCTTTATCCAAAATTTCCTGAAAGTTGGCAGGATTGAATATCCAAAGCTCGGCAGGCAATTTTCTTGCGCCGGTTAATTGACCGATACTAATATTCTTGATTATATTTGCTTCGCCATAAAGCGCTAAAAAGCCAATCCACGCCTGCACGAATTCGCTTTCTGTCATTAAGGGGTTTGGATTATTGAATAAATCAATGATTGGGTCAGAAGTAATTTCTCTTTTGCCGGACTTATCATAAAATTTTAAATCTGCCTGCGGCACATTATCGGTGATTGCCTTGATTGCTTTATAGACATTACTTATCTGCTCATAAGGTCTGGTTACGGTTTCACCAAATAATTGCTGTTCGTGTCCGGTGAGCCACAACTTCTCCCATCCACTGACTGTTTTTTGGACAATGCTCTTTAGGGTTTCAATTTCTTTTGCCCGAGCAAGTCCTAATCTGTTTAAAATATTATCTAATATATTCATTATCCCCCTATCTCGTAAATCATTTGTCTTTTGCCTTTTAAATATGCTTTTATGGCCAGACAAAAACTAAAGAAACAATCGCCGTGTCCTTCATCTGTTTCAACTGCCTGCAAATCATTATCCACATTTAGCATCTGCCGTTTTTGCCGTTCCTCTGGCAATAGGCGCACTTTGCCTTGCGTAACTATTTGGTCAACGCCACTGGCCATTTCAAATTTTTCTTTGCTGGTAAAGGTTACACCTTTCATTTGCGCTGGCAAGTTGCCTATTTCCCTGAAGCCTTCAAACTCCGCGCGCGTATCATCATAAAATAAAGTTATTATACCGAATGCCTGTATAGCCTGTCTGCAATAAGCAATCTGCTCTTTATAATCCCAACCATCCATCCACTTGCTGTGTAATTGTATTAATTTACCTGTGCTGTTTAGACCTAAAACAAAAAAATGGCTTGGATGAGATTTCTTGCCAATATCCAAGCCTGCATATGCACCTTGTTTTAATTTAGGCGGCCTATGCAATAAGTAATTTTTAATCCGGTTGCAGACAATTCCATCATATTGTTCTTCCTTGAAAAATCCTTCCTCTGCGCGCACCGGAGAACAAAGCATTTCTTTACGATATGCCTTGTCACCAATGGTATCGTGTATCTCAATAAGCCTATCCTTGCTAAAGTTTTCCGGCCATAAAGGTGTGCCTTTTTTTTCAGCAGGATAACTGCGGTAAAAATATTTCTTCTTGGTGGCTACTTTGGCAAACAAATCAAGGCGATCTTGTCTTGTGCCTGTCAGATGGAGTTCTTCGGTAGGCATTAATTCAACTTCTTCAAAAAAGATGCGTTCTATTTTTTGCAGTTGGCTGATATCAAGACGCTTCTCCGGGTCTTTTAAAATATCATCAAGTATCATTTTGTGCGGATGCCTGCCGCGTTTAAATGTAAGTATACCGCTTGGTATGCAAATAAATTCCTTGCCGTCTTTGCCATAATGAAGAATACTCTCGGCTTCGGTAAGGTCTTTATAATCCCCAAAAACTTCCGGCAAGGCATTAATGTAACGCTTCAATCTTTTTAAAGCGCCAATGGACAAATCTTCCACATAGCCCATATATTCCATTTCCATATATGGCCGGTCTAATGTATAAAGTTGCCAAGCAACATATCCTAAATGCACTGTGGATTTTAAAAATAGGCGAGCGCTTTCTAAAACTGTATGAGAATAGGCCTGAAGAATTGAACACCATTCAATAAGATGTTTTCCGGGAAGGAATATACCTTCAATGCGGTAAACCCCAACACTGAATATCTCAAAAAAGAACTGCCTGAAACTATTCTGTGGGGTTTCCGTTATTGATTGATTGGCGCAGGTAATCTCGCATTGTTCCGGAGAACTTTGCGTCGTCTCCAACAAGTTTTCCATTACCACCGACCTTGATAAAATTTTGTAGGGTTATACCTTTTTCGCCTTCAATCTCTGCGCGTGCCTCTTTGATTAAGGCGGCTATCATACCAATATTGCGCTTTTCAATTCTGGATAATTCATTACCTTCTTTGTCATAATGAATTTTATCTAAACGCCAAGTGAAGGCTTCGTTAATTGCATCTTGCAGTAATTTAAGGCGATTGATTTTTTTGGCAAGGGGATGGGATAAAACTCTACGTTCGGCTTCGCGTTGCATCCGCTTGATTATTTTCTGCCATTTCTTATTCTGGATATAATTATTAAAAACATTAGCAGGAGTAATTTCAATATCATATTCTTCTTCAAAAATATCAGTGCATCGTTGAGAATTATAACCTACGGCAAGTAAAGCGCAGAGGTTAAGTTGGTCTTTAGCGGATAGTTTGTGTTTGCTTCCCTGATCCGGCATTTGATATACCCTCTATATATGAAACTTTTACTGTAACCTCAAGCAACACAGGACTATGCTTTTCCAAATCCCTACCCATTAATTCTAACTTTGCTATCTCTAAAGCATCCTTGCTTGAAAACTCAAAGGTAATATGTTTACCACCCTCTTTATCAAGATAGGTCTTTTCCAGATAGCCGATTGCCTTGAATTCTATTTCAGGCATAATTAAAAAAGCCTACTCCCCACCTGCGCAGGAAGTAGGCTTAATAAAAAATCTGTCAACTGCTGTATACAGTCAACAGATTAATTTAAAACAGGGAGCGACCCTGTATCTGATTAGAGCTTGCCTTATATTTCTTCTGAAATCAAGAGGTTACGCTTTAATAGACCAATTACAAATCTTGTTATCCTATCCTTATCCAATCCACCCCAATTTACTCGCAGGCACAAGGCTCGCCGATAAAGCAACAAAATTTTGGGCTGTAATTTCTTGATAAATGCGATTTCTTCCTCTGTTGCCCATTTAGTCCCATACTGCCATTTTTTTTTAGTCATCATTACTCATCTGGCAAAATCTTCCCACTAATATGGCAAAGCCTATATAGATTGCTAAAATAATTAAGGCAAATAAAAGTTTAAGCCTCCCTATGCCTACCCTCACAGGATTTAATCATTTAATTATTCTAACAAAATTGATTGGCTCATTTTTATCAGTAAGCTGTTCCCTTCTAATCTGATAACCACCTGTCCGTTTGTCTACTTTTATCAAGAGAAAATGGATTTTACCATTTGTAATTCCGCAATGTATTCGGTCAATACTATTATCAAACTCAACAATCATCTATTCCTCCTTCCCCAAACACACTTTCCCTTTCCCGTGTAATCTACTCATCTTCCCTCCATAAGGTTAGGGGGTTAATTGCTTTCCAAATCTATCACATTCATATAAAACTTTACCTTTTCTAAACCCGATTTTGTGCGGATAATCTGGTTCATCTTTCCACTCGTATAAATCTTTTAGGGCGATTTCAACAGCAATATATTTATCCCCCTGAACATTTCTAAATCCATCAGCAAAATAAGGCCGTGATACTGCGTGAAATTTACCATCTCCGCACTCTGATTTTTGTGGTTGCCAGTTCTTACACTCTACAATAGAGCCGATTTTCCATAAAGTTTCGTTAGGAGTATTCTCTTGAGTTTTAAAATCTTTGGAGACTTTTTTATAAAGGATTACTTCTAATTTCTTCTCTATTCCGTTTCGTTCAAGCCAACCCAAATCTTTATATTCTTGGATATAAGCGTATTTAGATTTTTTCTCTACCTTGAAATCTAAATCAAAGGGCTTCCAGCAAACAGAGAAACCATAAAGAATAACTTTTTTGATAGCATATAATAATTTTACCGATGAATTCTCCCAAGCCTCTACCGATGAATTCTCCCGAGCCACTACCGATGAATTCTCCCGAGCCACTACCGATGAATTCCCCCAAGCCACTACCGATGAATTCTCCCGAGCCACTACCGATGAATTCTCCCGAGCCACTACCGATGAATTCCCCCGAACCTCTACCGATGAATTCTCCCAAGCCTCTACCGATGAATTCTCCCAAGCCTCTACCGATGAATTCTCCCGAGCCTCTACCGATGAATTCTCCCGAACCACTACCGATGAATTCTCCCGAACCACTACCGATGAATTCCCCCAAGCCACTACCGATGAATTCTCCCAAGCCACTACCGATGAATTCTCCCGAGCCACTACCGATGAATTCTCCCGAGCCACTACCGATGAATTCCCCCAAGCCACTACCGATGAATTCTCCCGAGCCACTACCGATGAATTCTCCCGAGCCACTATATACCTATTACCCCAAGAACAATCTAATCTAAACTCTAATCTCAATTTACCATAAACAGGCAACACAGAATTAAGTTGTAACTCCGCTTTTATTATTACATACTCATCTACTTTTACTTCTTTAATCTGGTCTAATTCTTCTTGGGTTTTAACAATAATTTCTCTCATCCCATCCTCCTTTGTGCAATATGGATTTTATAATCGCTGGACGTGTCCATTGTCTTGTGAGTAAGTTCCAAGCCCTTTCTTTAAATAAATAAGTATCATTCCATTCTGATTTAGGTGTTCTATATCTCATTGCAAAAGGTAAAGCGCCAATTTCATAAGTCCTTCTTAATCTCTGCTCTGCTTTTTCTAAGTTATCCCCCTCGTAACCTATTAAGACATAGC